CTTGTGTTATTTGGGAAGCCCAAAAGTGGTAAATCCACATTGATGGCCTCACTTGATGACAATCTTATTATAGACTTGGAGGATGGCTATAGAGCTTTATCAGTCATGTCTGTTCCTGCATTCAATGCAAATGCTTTGTTTGAAATAAGACAAGCTTTGCATGAGAAAGCATTGAAGGACAATAAATGTCCTTATAGATTTATCACTATTGACAATGCTACAAGACTGGAAGAAATGGCTCTTCCTTATGCAGCAGCTAAGTATAGAAACACTCCACTAGGGCAGTCTTGGGGTTTACTGAAAGACCCAAAGAATCCTCTAATGAATGCCAAGGATAAGAATGGTAAATCTATTCCTGACCCTAAAGCAGATGTTAGAATGTTGCCCAACGGGGCAGGTTATCTATATCTACGCCAAGCAGTTAGAGAGCTTGTAGATATGTTTAAACCTTACTGCGAAACACTAATTTTAGTAGGACATGTTAAAGACAAACAAATCCAAAAGAATGGTGAAGAAATGTCTGAAATGTCAGTGGATTTAGCAGGTAAATTAGGTGACATTATCTGTGGTGAAGCAGATGCAATAGGATATATCTATAGGTCTGGCAAAGAAACAATCATTTCTTTTGAAGGTGGTGATAATACTATCAGAGAAGCTAGACCTTTACATCTAAGAGGTAAGAAATTTGTTGTGGCAAAGTCTGATGATAATAACAACATTAAAGTAGATATGTCACAGATTTTCTTAAAATAAACAATAAAAACTAACAATAACCGTTATATGGGATATTCCCGTAAAAAATTTAATTAACATTATGGAAAATACTGAAAAGAAATTTGACAAGTTTTTTGTCGCAAATTTGAAGAGGACTGCTCAAATGGTTAGTCCTGCTGTAAAAGAAAAACAGAAGCTCCAGAAGAGCATTGCAGAAGAACAAGCCAGAATTGTTGAACTTGATGCTCAAATCAGCGCACTTGATGGTCATATCAAGGAAGTCACTGGTGGTTATGGTGTTGAAGACCTGATTATCAGAAATGTTATCAACACTGGTAAGACTGACAAAGATGGCAAACCTATTAAAGTCACTAAGTGGGAGCTCAGATACCCCGAAACTGTTATTCCTCCCACAGAAGAGGAGCAACCAATTGAAGAAACTAATCAAGAACCCGTAAAACCCACTGAATAATGGCAGTAAGTAAAGGTCAAGCAAGTACTGAGGGATTTTCCCGTAAGTTTTATATTGGAGTAGGTAGCTCTTTTATTAAGGCTGTAAATCCTACTAAGGCAGAACTTGAGAGCCTCACAGGTAGAACTCTTGATAAAGCTCCTGAGTATATCAGTAATATTGAAATAGATGGAAAGCAGGTTACTCAAGCAAGACTTGTCTTTTGGTGCAAACCTAATCCTGAGAAGTATATGGATAACAAGAATCAACCTATTGATGCTTTGATTCCTGTTACCATCTTCCTTAGAAAGTCTTACAGATATAGTAAGGCTCATGGGACTTATCAAATTATTGATAAGTATGGTAGGACTGCTTGGGCTTCTAAGGAGGACATTGAAAAGAAAGCCATTCCTACCTATCAAACTAAAGAGGGTGGCACCATGCCTGCTAATATTGACAAGAATTATATTCTTGCCTATGATGGTCTTGAAGAGCTTACTGAACTTATTAGAGCCTATTTGAATATCTCTACTGTGGAGAAATGGGATAATGGTAAGGTTGTAGGGGTTATTGATAATCCTTCTGATGCAGAAGTTATGCCAGACCATATTGAAGATTATTTCAAGGGTGATTTCACTGAATTGAAAGAAATCTTCGGCTATCAGCCTAATAATGAGGTAAAGATTGCCTATGGAGTCAGAACTACTGAAGACAATAAGCAATATCAAGCTGCTTATACTAGAATGTTCTTGAAAAATAGCATTAGCAACTATAGCAAGCTTGACAAAGATATTGCTTCTGCTAAAGCTAATGGCAGTTTGGCTACCACTGAATTTGAATGTAGTGAGTTGCATGAATATAGTGTGACTCCTACAAGCTTTGAACAACCTTCTAATGCTCAGATGCCTTCAGTATCTGAGAATGGGGGTATGTTTACAGGTACTACTCCTTGGTAACCCAATTTCTAAAGTATTAATATAATGGTCAGCAAAGGAAAAAACTCTGTAACTTTTAATGAAATCCAAGAGAAAGTCTCTGATGCAGCTTTGGTATGGCACTATCTAGGTGTCAGTAAATTACCATGCTTTATTCAAAGTCCTTTAAGACAAGACAATAGACCTTCATTTGGACTTTATTCTAAAGATGGAAAGAGGATTTACTATACAGACCTTGCTACAAAAGAGAAAGGAGGTATTTATGACCTCCTTTCTCAGATGTGGCATTGCTCTTATAGTGAAGTTCTTAGCCGTATTAAAAAAGAACTACTTACATCTAATGGTGAGGCAAACATAACATTACTCTCAGCACCAAAAAGTGTTAGAGAGATTACAACCCATGAAGATACTCAAATAGAGGTTAAAGTAAGGGAGTGGAGACAATATGATATTGATTATTGGTCTTCTTATGGTGTCCCACTAGAATGGTTAAAGTATGCAGAAGTTTATCCTATATCACATAAAATAGTTATAAAGAATGGTATTAAGTCAATCTTTACTGCGGATAAGCTGGCTTATGCTTTTGTAGAACATAAAGATAATAAAGTAACTATTAAAGTTTACCAACCTCTTAGCAAAGAAAAGAGGTACAAATGGGCTAATAAACATGACAGAAGTGTAATTAGTCTATGGACAAAAATTCCAGAAACAGGAGATAAAGTAGTCATCTGTTCTTCTTTGAAAGATGCATTGTGTTTTTGGGCTAATACAGGAATTCCAGCCATCGCCTTACAAGGTGAAGGTTATGGTATGAGTGAAACAGCTGTTGCAGAATTGAAGAAAAGATACAAACAAGTATATATTCTCTTTGATAATGATAAAGCTGGTATTAGGGATGGTGAAAAGCTATCACAAATAACTGGTTTCATCCACTTGACTTTACCATATTTTGAAGGAGGTAAAGATGTAAGTGATTTGATGAAATACAAAGGTAAAGATACATTTATATCTACTATAAGGAACCTGTTTAATCCTGCACCTATAGCTCCTATGGATGATAAATGTCCTTTCTGAATAAAAAAAAAAATGAAACGGTTTAACATTAAAATTAACTAACAATGGAAAACAATAACAATATGAAAACCTTCACTATTGTGGATACTGAGTCTCAGAAGACCAAAGAAATCCAGTCTAATGCAACTACTGTTGCTGAACTTAAAAGAGATTTGCGTCAGCATGGCTTCAATGTTGATGGCAAGACCATTCAAGAAGGTTTGACTAGGATTGAATTCAAAGATGACAGTTCTCTACTGCCTCATGATGTACCTTGTAAAGGTGGTGGAATTACCAATGACTTGGTATTCCGTCTTACTAAAACTAACAAGAATGTAGCTTCTGGTATGGACAGAAAAGAAGCTTATGCAGCAATCAAGAAACTTAATCTTGGTGAAGCTGTTAAAGCTGAATTTGGTAGGAATTTCACCCAGTGTTCTACCAATGACTTAGTTGCCTTTGTGCAGAATCATCAGGGTTCTAGTCAGCCTGCTAAACCTGCTGAGAAGCCTGCTTCTAAAGAAAAATGTAATTGTGAGAGCATGATTAAGAAACTCTGTGATGTACTGGTTAAGAATGGTACTATTGATGAGGAGAAGTATAAGTTTATCCTTAGAGATGAAGTATCTACTAAGACTGCTACCAGTGACAAATCCAGTATATATAGCCAAGAGGAAATTAAGGCTATGTTCGGTGGTATGTAATTAAAAAAAAAAAATCCTACAACCAGGACAAGAGTGAATTAATCTTTGCTCTTGTCCTTTTTTTTATTTTTATGGAACAAGTAGTAAGAGATAAATTGCGGGAAATCTATGATAGGCTCAGTGAAAGAAGTAATACTATATTAGAGCAATTCATAGACCAATTTGGTGAATCTTTTGTAGATTCTTCCTTCTGTACTTTTGATGAACTTGTAAATATACTTAGTAACTGGCGTTTCTGTAGTCTTGTAGAAGCTTGTGAGGGTCAAAATGATTTTGGAAGTTACAGAATAAGTGAACAAGAATATGAGGAAGGTGGTGATAAATTATTCCTTGAATATGTTCCTGATTTAGGTATTTTAGATTATCTTACTCCAAAAATTGAGGCATTTCTAGGACTTTCTAGGGGTCAATATAGGACTATTCGTGTATACTTTCCAAATGTTAGAGTTACAAATGAATATGATAAGTTTATAGACATTCAAGACCTTTATGCAAGTGTTACGATTAATGGTGATGGGGAACTCCTTAAACCATTTGAACTTTCTAGAGCAACTTATTCATATGAGCAGTTTAGGGCTGGTTATGCACATTCTCATATGCATAAAATAACCATGGATAATATTGGAAAATGGCAGGAACCTTGTGTAGGAACTGGTCCTATTAGATATACTATGAGAACTCTTTTTGAGGGCTATGATAAACAAATTTGGGGATTGTTTGCTTATGAA